AATGTACGACGTGCGAGGTGCGAGCTGGCAATCTCATATATAGGCTTTTGCTCCTCTTTCTGCGTTACCGGATTTATGACGGTGACTTTTCTGTCGATACCCGCCATTCTTAAAATCTTCTTGATGGAATCATTGTATTTTTGCTCAGAGATAAAGGGAAAAAGGGTACGTCCTCCATATTCCTTGTACTTTTCCAATATTTCAATCGCTTTTTTCGTCAAAGGTACACGAGCATATTCCTGATTATCCCCTTTCGTTTTTGTTGGGACATATTCAATAGCCCCGTCATTGATGTTTTCACGAGTTAACCTGTATAAATCGCTTACTCTACAACCAATCATACATTGAAAGACAAATATATCACGCTGTATGGCAAGAAAAGGATTGTTCGGCATTGGAAAATTGTACACCCTGTCCCGTTCTTCTAAGGTAAGGAAATAAGGCCTCCCATATATTTGCTCCTTTATGGAATAATTTGAAAAAGGGTTGGTCGTTGTCTCCCCCATTCTCACAGCCCAAAGATAGAACCCCCTTAACTTCGTCATCATGTTAGCAATAGTATTTCTACCTCTCGGCGATAACTTCTTGACACCCTCATATAACGACGGGTATAATTCTGCTAATCTATACTCGTTTTTTAGATAATCTTCGAAATTAGACAAATCAAATGCTGATATTTCGAGGCTCCACCTGAATTTTCCTCCATTAAAAATTTCGTAATTTTCATACCGGATCATTATCCGCTTTAAAACATCATAATGTTCCTCTCGCTTCTCATCGTATTGTTTATAGGTTAGGAATTTGTCAAATATATCGAAGAAATCATCATTAACAGGTGTTTCACCATTCACTCTACGCTGCATGGCATTACGCAGCCATTCGCTCGTTGGCTGGTAGTCGTCTCCTCTTTCCTCCCATGTCCGAAGTATAAGAGACTTTAATTCATTCACTTTTTCGTTGAAAATTCGTCTCTCTTTATCCGGGTACAACGCCCTCGATTTTATTTCTTCTCTCTTGTTGTCGAAAAGATCTACGTTTATCTGTAAATCGCTTACATAATATAATAATTTTGCCCCCGGAGTAGATAGTCGGAAACGTACATTTACTATGTTATTTTTTTTGCTGGAACGAACGTATGCTTTAACGGTTGCCATAATTCCATTGCATTTTGTTTTG